TTAGCCTGAACATACTACCATTCTTTTATGGCCTGAAACAGACCCGGCCCGCAGGCCGGGAAGGGCAATGTTAGCCACGATGGACGCTAAGTCCGCCAAAACTCTGGCTGACTGGCATCATTTCTACGGTGTTAATGTTGACGTGTTTTGGCAGTGTTGCCACCCACCAGACCGCTTCGGTGACATCTTCCGGCGTCAGGGCGTTCGCATTCTCGTAGGTTTTGTCTGCTTTCGCGTCATCACCTTTAAACCGAACGTTGGAAAATTCGGTTCCGCCTACCAGGCCCGGCTCAATATCGGTCACGCGAATGGCGGTGCCGTGCAGATCGGTACGCAGGTTAAGGCTGAACTGACGCACGAAGGCTTTGGTCGCGCCATAAACATTACCGCCCGCATAAGGCCAGCTTCCGGCGGTCGAACCGATGTTAATAATGTGGCCGCGATTGCGCTCAACCATGCCTGGCAGCACGGCGCGGGTCATGTACACCAGCCCCTTGTTATTTGTGTCGATCATGTTTTCCCAGTCTTCGACGCTGGCTTTGTGGGCAGGCTCCATACCGAGCGCCAGACCGGCATTGTTGACCAGCAGGTCAATGGCACGCCATTCGGCCGGCAGGTTAGCAATCATCTCTTCGATGGCGGCACGGTTACGGACATCAAGCTGCGCGGTCAGGATGCTGTCACCCAGCTCATCTTTCAGCTCCTGCAGACGCTCCTGACGACGACCCGTCGCAATCACCTTATGCCCGTTGGCGACGAAGCGACGCGTGATGCTTTCACCAAAACCTGCCGTTGCCCCGGTAACTAAAATAATCATCTCACTGTTCCTCAACGCTTTTTGTGTTGTACTAACATAGCACGGCCGAGAAGGATGCGTTAAGGCAACATTTGTATGACGGCATTGCAGGCAGTGGCGGCCTGGCCTACTCTGGGAAGATAACCGTACTCAGGAGTGAAAGATGTCGGCCACTAATCCCTTTTTTGAAAGCAGCCTGTTGCCTTATCAGGCACCCCGATTCGACGAAATCAACGACGGCCACTACCGCCCGGCATTCGATGAAGCGATACGCCAGAAGCGAGCCGAAATTGACGCGATTGTCGCGCAAACGGCCGCCCCCGATTTCAACAATACCGTGCTGGCGCTCGAAAAAAGCGGTGCCATGCTCTCGCGTGTCAGCAGCGTTTTCTTCGCCATGACCTCTGCGCACACCAATGATGACTTACAGGCGCTTGAGGAGCAGATCTCTACCGAGCTTGCTGCCCTGGCGAACGATATCTGGCTTAACGACACGCTGTTCTCTCGCGTGGAGAGCGTCTGGCAGGATTGTGCTGCGCTGGACGCCGAATCCCGTCGGCTGGCAGAAAAGACGTACCAGCACTTTGTGCTGGCCGGTGCGCGGCTGAATGATGCAGAAAAAGCGGAGCTGAAAGCGCTGAATACCGAGGCGGCGACCCTCACCAGCCAGTTTAATCAGCGTCTGCTGGCCGCCACCAAAGCCGGTGGGCTGGTCGTGGATTATGCTCATCAGCTTGATGGACTCAGTCCTGACGAGATTGCGACGGCTGCCCATGCCGCCGCGGAGAAAGGGCTGAACGATCGCTGGTTGATTCCGCTGCTGAATACCACTCAACAACCCGCACTTTCCGCGCTGCGTGACCGTCAGACGCGGGAAAATTTGTTTAACGCGGGCTGGACGCGTACCCAGAAAGGGGATGAAAACGATACCCGGGCACTGATCCTGCGTCTCACCGCGTTGCGCGCGCGTCAGGCAAAATTGTTGGGGTTTGAGGACTACGCAAGCTGGAGTATCGCCGATCAAATGGCGAAAACACCTGCCGCCGCGTTGGCTTTTATGCGCGGGATTGTGCCCGCTGCACGTACCCGAGCGACGCTTGAGCAAGCCGATATCCAAAAAGTGATTGATGACGAGCAGGGCGGGTTCACCGTGCAGGCGTGGGACTGGGCCTTTTATGCTGAGCGTGTGCGCCAGGCGAAATATGCTCTCGACGAGTCGCAAATCAAGCCGTACTTTGCGCTCAACACCGTGTTGCAGGATGGCGTATTCTGGGCTGCAAGCCAGCTGTTTGGCCTCCGCTTTGTCGAGCGTTTCGATATTCCGGTTTACCATCCTGATGTCCGCGTGTGGGAAATTTTCGACCACACCGGCGAAGGGATGGCGCTGTTCTACGGTGATTTCTTTGCCCGCGAATCGAAAGCCGGTGGGGCGTGGATGGGGAATTTCGTCGAGCAATCGTATGAGTTTGCCTCGCGCCCGGTTATCTACAATGTCTGCAACTATCAAAAACCGGCTAACGGTCAGACGGCGCTGATCTCCTGGGACGATGTGGTCACCCTGTTCCACGAGTTTGGTCATACGCTGCACGGTCTGTTTGCCAGCCAGCGCTACGCCTCCCTCTCCGGCACCAATACGCCGCGTGATTTTGTCGAGTTCCCATCGCAAATCAACGAGCACTGGGCGAGCCATCCGCAGGTGTTTGCCCACTATGCCCGCCACTATCAGACCGGAGAGCCGATGCCGGAGGCGCTGCGCGATAAAATGCTTAACGCGACGCAGTTTAATAAAGGTTATGACATGACCGAGCTGCTTAGCGCTGCGCTGCTGGATATGAACTGGCACGGCATCAGCGAACCCGTGGACGATGTTGACACCTTTGAAGCGGCAGCACTGCACAAAGAGGGGCTGGATCTGCCCGCCGTTCCACCGCGCTATCGCAGCAGCTACTTCGCCCATATCTTCGGCGGCGGCTATGCGGCAGGGTATTACGCTTACCTGTGGACGCAAATGCTGGCAGACGATGGCTATCAGTGGTTTATCGAGCAGGGTGGTTTGACTCGCGAAAACGGACAGAAATTCCGCGATGCCATTTTGTCGCGCGGGAATAGTATTGATTTAGCTGAACTTTACCGGAACTGGCGCGGCCACGATCCGAAGATCGAACCGATGCTGGATAACCGCGGGTTGAGTTCGTAAGGGCTTTTTCAGGCTGGAAGCAGAACCGGGCGCGATGCCCGGATTTTGCCCGATTTTTTCTTCCCCAAAACTCCTCCAAAATTCCTCCCCAAAATGAATTCTTAAATTCTGCGAAATTTGCAGGGGGATATTGCACAGTTATTCACGTAGCTACGCCTTCACTTTCACCCAATCGAGTCAGAAAACTCAAACGTTTCTCTCACGCCATCCAGAAGCTGCCGCGGGGATACACACACCGGCAGGTAAATCATGGGGATCCGCTGACGACCTCAAGGCCGCTCGCTGGATTTACGACAGGCTTCTCACCGTCAACGCATCGCTATCCGAGCCAAACTGGGCTGAATGGGCAAACACCATCAGGCTGATGCTTGTCTAGGAAAAGCGTACTCACTACGAAATCTGTGACCTGTTCCAGTGGGCCAATCGAGAAGAGTTCTGGAAAGACAACATCCTGAGCCCTTCAAGTCTGCGCAAGCAGTGGGATCAGCGGCTGCATGCAACCGGAACGGCAAAGCCATCCCGGGGCGGCATTGACCTGCATAACACTGATTGGATTGACGGGGGGCTGGAATGAAAAACCTTGCCGAGAGCATTCGCAATTTTGACAGGGAACAGGCTCGCTGTGTGGCGCATAACTTGCCTGAGCAGTACATCGAACGCGAACAAGCGCAGCAGGTGGCGCAGATTATCAACGGGTTATTCGTACAGCTTGCCGCTGCATTCCCTGCAAGCCTGGTTAATCGCAGCCAGGAAGACGTGAACGAGATTCGCCGGCAGTGGGCTGGCCTTCATAGAAAATGGGATCACTTCCCTGGAGCAGGTTGAAGCAGGCATGCGCATGGTACGGCGCCAGGAGCGTCCATTCCTACCGTCGCCGGGCCAGTTCATCAAGTGGTGCAGGGAAGGGCGCAGCGTACTTGGGATCATCACCGCTGACGTTATGGCTGAATACTGGAAGTGGCGCAAGCTGGTCTTCCGGTACCCGAGCAGTGAGCAATATCCGTGGCCGAAGCCGGTTTTTTACCACGTCTGTCTTCAGCTGCGTCGCCGCGGCACTGATGGCCAGTTGAGCCATAAAGAACTCGAGCGTGAAGCCAGTGACATTCTGGATATGTGGGCAAAGCGGGTGCTGGCCGGGAAGCCAATCCCGCCTGTTCGTAGGGCGCTGGCAACTCCAGTTGCTTCTATGGGGCCGACGCCAGCGGAATTGCTAAAAGCGAAGTATGAGCGAATGAAAGCTGTTAGAAGGGTATGACATCTGCAAAATGTAAAATCCCTAGACTACTGAAATAACGATTATTTCCAATGATTATTGATAGTTATATAAAGCACATCATATAAATCTGTAAATAAATGCGGCCGTAAGGCCGCCTGATTAAAAGTAACAATGTTGAAAATTAATACAATTATTCCTTTGGGGTGAAGATTCCTTGAGTGTTCCTATTCAAAATTTGTTTATTTAATTTACTCTTTTCTGATTCCTGATTTGCAATATACTCTCTTATCATTTCAGGTGTCAGACTTGTTAGTCCAGAAAGCAAACCATCGCTGCCCAAAGTTTGGAGTTCTTCTGGATGATTTTTCTTGTATAAATTGAATTGCTCGCTTAATGAATTGTAAGCGTTATTCATTTTTTCTAATGATTCCTTAAGCTGACCAATAACATTAGTAGATTGCTCAAGCTTTAGTTTGAGTTC